AAACGAGAGGACAACTATATACCAGAAATCGGTACATCGGTCGGAAAGTTGCATGAAGATTCAATCTTCAAATCAATGCACAGGAACTTGAGGTCGAAAACAGCAACACCCCGTGAAGTTGCTGTTAGTGTCGTTGAAGGTGCTTGTCATGAATGGTTTGCACATGGTCGCGAGATTTATGATGATAGAGTAGGGAAGATGCGGTTAGTTTGTGCCCAGGTTAAACTACCCATCCCCATTCTTGAGATGACTTTTGACGATCGTGTCGAATTTTGGAAGGATAAGTACCTTTAATTAATCGGAAAATTATTTTGTCCCTCTGTGCGCTCCCTGTGCACACTAAGTTAAAAGGAAACATACAGTTGGTTACCATACATATTTTATACGTGTTCATTTTATATATATAGGCTTCTGTGTGTCAGCAAGGTCCTCGTACCTTACCCCTATTTAGGGGGGTGTTTCGCTAACATAAGAGAATGCAACCACCAATCAGATTGATTCACCTGATTGTGTGTAAATAACGAATTACTTTATATTTTACATTTTATATATTACATATTGCAGGTTTAGTGTTACCCTTAAAAACATTAGCACCAGAGTGTGCGATGCTACCTCATTCCGCTGAGGAAGTTTCCGGTGAAATTGTTGACGTTGAGCAGAACGTGACATTTCACGATTTGAACCAAGGGGAAAGTGCTGGAATTGAAGCACCTACTACCGTGTTGACGGAAGCACCAATGACCACAGATATGTCTTTGCAAGATTTCATGTCTAGGCCCATAAAGATTAGAGATATCACATGGCCCTCAGGAGGGGGGCTAATTGATGCATTTAATCCTTGGGAATTATATTTTGGCAATAAGCGTGTTATCAACAGAATTAACAATTTTAAGTTGATGCAAGCTGATTTACATGTCAAAGTGCTTTTAAATGGTACTCCGTTTCATTTTGGTGGTGCAATGATGAATTACCTACCATTGTTTGAAAATGATGATTATTCAAATGTGTCAGGTCCCGGTGATTCTTATCGTACGTTATCGACCCAGAGGCCAATGGTTTTCTTAAATCCTACTACAAGCCAGGGCGGAGAAATAACATGCCCTTTCTTCTTCTACAAGAATGCGATGGATATTGTGAAGGAAGATTGGAAGAAAATGGGAATTATCGTTATGGAGAGTTTTACTGATTTGAAACATGCTTCGGACGCACCCAACAACATTGATCTCCAAGTCTTTGCTTGGGCAACAAATGTCAGATTATCTGTACCCACCCATGCTAATTCATCAGCTTTGGTTCCGCAATCTGATGAATATACTACTGGTAGTGGGCCTATCAGTAAACCTGCTTCTATAGTTGCCAATGTGATGGCGAGATTCACAAAAGCACCTTGGATAGGGCCTTATGCCAGAGCTACAGAGATTGGAGCATCGGCGGTTGCTGCTATTGCATCTGTTTTTGGCTATAGTCGTCCTGCGTTATTAGATTCGTCTGTTTACAGACCCATTACTAAAGGTTCCATTGCTGTGACAAACATGCCCGATGATGTTGCGAAATTATCGGTTGATTGTAAGCAAGAATTAACTATTGATAGCAGAACAGTTGGTTTGAGTGGCGGTGATGAACTTGACATTCATTACATAGCTTCTAGGCCAGCATATTTAACACAATTTGTTTGGAGCCCTGTTCAAGCTGAAGAAAGTTTGTTGTGGAATTGTGTGGTGACACCCCTTATGCAGAGGGACAATTCCAACGGTAGCATATCTATGACACCTATGGCTTTTGCATCTTTGCCTTTTAAGAAGTGGAGAG